CTGTTTGACATTTTAATAGTACCAATGTACAATCAGCCTAAATATTAAAACTAACAACATTACCTAGGGATAATATATGAGTAGTAATATAAATTTTGCATCAATCGAAGCCACCTATCCAGTGGCTGGTATAGACAATGACACCCAAGGATTTCGTGATAACTTTTCGGCTATAAAAATCGCATTGGAAGTTGCCAAATCTGAAATTGATACATTACAATCTAAATCATTATTGAATAGTGATATGGCCGCTAATGTGCCACACATCAATGATTTACACGGTAGTACATTAAGTAATGGGCTGTATAGTACCATGTACGGCACAGTTCATACCCAAACAGTATCTTCTACTGCCGAAATTGATTTACGTAATGGGCCATTTCAAGTTTTTACATTAACTACTGATACTTCATTGACGTTTACCAATTGGGCAGCTTTGTCACAATACGCAGTAATTAGAGTTCATTTGCTAAGTAACACAATCACTACTACGACCGTGCCGTGGGTTGCGTCTACCAGCTACTCCGGTAATGATGTCGTCATTTATAAATATGTTACTTATAAATGTATAACATCCCATACCAGTCGAACAACCTTAGAATTAGATCAGGCCAAATGGCTAGCTTTTTCACAAACTCCATCATTATTGACTGCGAACGCCGGGACTATACGATACGAAAATTCTTTCAGTCAGCCGATTAATTTACTGGTGAATGGGCAACATAAAGTGATAGAAGCATGGAGCAGTGATCATGGTACACATGTTTATATTAGGTATCTGGGCGAATATTAATGCATCCGTTGATATATGATTTGGGAAAGTTTAAAGATGCTGAACTTGAATCTAAAATAGCGGAACTTGGCAAAAAGTATTTCATGACACAAAATTTTGAACTACAACACCAGATAACTACAGCATTGGATACTTATATGGCAGAGTTGACTGAACGTCGTGCTATTGAATGGGAAAAGATGTTGAATAATAAAGAAAAAGGATTTGACAAACTTATCAATGTAAACTAATATATCACTTATGCATTTAGATAAATTTAAAAATCCAATATTTGACGATTCTGATATATTTAAATTCTTATATGAAGGGAATATATCAGAAATTAGTGAATTAATGGTGGCACAAAGTCCAACTATAATTCAATTCCAAGAAATTACTGAAATGGAGTTTAACAGTCCAGTTTTTACATGTGAGGATATAGATTCTTTTGACCAACGATACCAAGCACAATGGTTTATGCCAGTGTCCTATTATGAATTAGACATGCTTGCTTATTGTTTGGATAAATGCACAACTGATAAACAACGAGTTAGAGTGCTTGATGAATTTTCCGAATTTGAACAACGTAAATTAGGTACATTATTAAAATGGCTTAAATATTTTGTTGATACATGTTTGGAGAATAATATAGTATGGGGTGTTGGTAGAGGATCTAGTGTAGCCAGTTTTGTCTTATATTTAATTGGTGTACATCGAATAGATAGCATCAAATATTCATTAGATTGGCGAGAATTTTTAAGATAATTAACATAATAGGAAAATAATATGACAGCACAACGAATAGTACATAGATCTATGCAAGGTAAAGAAGTTGATATGAATAAATTAATGAACCAAAATGAAATGGTCATTGCAGTGGGTAACGTTCGGGTTAATGCCCGTGGTGATGAAATTGGTCCAGGTGGGAAGATAATTGTTAAAAATGTTGATCAAGTATTAACGACACGTCATATTCCTGCGGAAATACGTGAACCCAATCAACCAAATGCCACAATGACACCACCAGTAGTTGCTGAACAAATTAGAGCAGCAATTATTGAAATACCCAAGGTGCCAGTGAAGGTACCAGTGCCACCAACTATCGTGGCGGATAAATGAGTGCAATTAAATGTAACAAATTAGTACCAATTTATGATAGTGTATTGGTTACTGATATGAACTTTGCCGAGCAGACTACTGCTAGTGGAATTGTCATTAAAAGTGATGATGGTAAAAGTGAAGGTATCAAACCAAGATGGGCCAAGGTTTACGCAATTGGCACAGCACAAACCAGTGTCAAAATTGGTGATTGGATATTAGTTGAACATGGTAGATGGACGAGAGGGATTAAAATTGAGCCAGACACTGGTGATACAATTGAGGTTCGTCGAGTGGAAACTAAATCTATCATGCTGGTCAGTGATGAATGTCCCAGTGATGCATATCTAGGTCAATCGAACAATTCGACTACACAGACATTTGATTTTAGTAATCCAATGTATTAAGCTTACTCGCGTGGTATAATCTTATACCACGCGTTCATTAACCTCTTTTAATTATATTGGTAAAAAATAAATGGCAACTACTGAACTTTGGGTTGAGAAATATCGTCCTGCAACATTAGATGGATATGTTTTTAGGGATGCGCACCAAAAAAACCAGATTGCATCATGGATTGAGCAAAAATCCATACCACATTTATTAATTAGTGGAAATGCTGGAATTGGTAAGACGACATTAGCTAAGATATTATTTAATGTATTGAATATACACCCACTTGATATTTTAGAAATAAATGCGTCACGAACTAATTCAGTTGATGATGTTCGTGATAAAATTACTAATTTCGTACAGATGATACCATTTGGTTCATTTAAGGTGGTACTACTGGACGAATGTGATTTTTTATCTCCAAATGCCCAGGCTGCTTTACGTGGTGTTATGGAGGAATATCATACAACCGCAAGATTTATTCTCACATGTAATTACCCAAATAGAGTTATTCCAGCATTGCATAGCAGATGTCAAGGTTTTCATATTGAAAAAGTTGATATTAATGAATTTACTGCTCGTATGGCAACTATCCTATTATCCGAGGATGTAAAATTTGACTTGGATATGTTAGACACATTTGTCAAAGCGACTTACCCAGATCTTCGTAAATGTATCAATACCATTCAAATGAATAGCCTAAATGGGGCATTGGTAATACCAGACATTGCTGATAGCAATGATGCTGATTATAAAATTCAAATGGTTGAATTATTCAAAGCTGGAAAAATATCAGAAGCAAGAAAACTAGTATGTGGACAAGTTCGTCCAGAAGAAATGGAAGATATATATCGCTGGTTATATACCAATTTAAATTTACTCGGTGATACTATCGAAAAACAAGATACTGCCATTTTAATAATAAAACAAGGCTTGGTTGATCATACGTTATGTATCGATGCCGAGATAAATCTAGCAGCAGTATTAATTCGAATTGCTAGGAATTACGAAGCGTAGTAGTCATACCAGTAACCAACTATAATAAGGGTGGGTGTAAATATTTACACCCACCCTTTGACGTATTAGGCACTTTGACAATCAAGTGACTGATTTCTTTCAGTAGAATGGATAAATAATAGCATACTATAGGGATGAAAAATGCATGATGTTCTCGATGTAATTAAAAATATACAAACTTTATATGAAAATAATTCAAGTTTGGCAGCACTGAAGGACTTTGAACGAGTTCTTGACGAATTGGACATGTATGTCTACGCAAATTGGATAGATGGTGAAATCGCATATGGTCCCAAAATTGATCGTCATTGGATTACTGTTGGGTTGATGTGGCCAAAGGATAAAATGCCTGATCCATCTGGTGGCAAACGTTTACTCGATATTGGATGTAAAGTTAGTTTCCAATCTTCGCACCTAGTTGAGCCAAGATCCATTAAAACACCGGATGACATCAGACCGGGTACTAAGAAGGGAAAGATTGATCGTAACGAAATATGGATTGTTGAAATACAAATGCCTAAGAAAGTCGCGTTTGATATTTACAAAGGTTATATGGATAAATTGAAAAATGAAAATCGCACAGCGGAAACAGCTAGTGCTCCACCTGCACCTGCGCCAATTGCCCCGGGTGTGCCAGGGGGTATGGGAGGTGGAATGCCACCTGCTCCAATTGGGGGCGGGATGCCACCTGCAACACCGCAGGTGGCGTGAATATGAAATCACTTAATGAAAGTTTACGTCCAAATGATCTACAGAATTTAGTTAAAAAGGTTTTTGATATTGATTCATACAAAAGTAAAATAGGTGCTGACTATGACATAGTAGTACTATCGTTTACTGTAGAGAGTGAAGATCCAGCCAAAGATTTAGAAAATTTTGTTGAAATGGGATATTGTTTTGTGTTAGACGCAGATGTTAGTCCCGGCGAAACCGATGATGGCACCTATAAGGTGTTTATGGAATTAGAACGTGGGCGGCATGTGGCTGAGCAAATAGTAGAATTGTTAGTAGGCATTGAACTATTGACAGGTATACCAGATATGCGCTTTCGATATTTTAAAAGTTTTAAAAGTCAAGATGCAACACTTGAAAATTTAACAAACGCAATTCCAGTGGATAAAGAGTCATATGAATTATCTACTAAGCGAAATCAGCTGAATAATTTTGGCAATTTTTTTGCAAAGAGTGGTGTCGATAGCGTGAATGTGATCAATGAATCGATTATATTTAAAAAAATATGGGCTGATAAATTATCATTTAATATTTTAAATAGTGGACCAATTCGAGCTGTATATGATGCAATTCGTGGGCCAATAATGATAGAAAGTATTGATATTGCTGAAGTTATGTTTTTTACAAAGTATATAGGCAATTATAATATCAATAAAATAGGCAACTCATTTATATTTGAAAACAATGGGTGGGCAATTACTTTGGAGAAGGCATAATGACATTTAAATTTACAGAAGAACAATTGGGTAAGATTATACCGGGGAATAAGTGTGTTGATCACTGGTTCACTGCATTGGATATGATTCTGCCTGATTATGATATCAATACATTACCACGAGTTGCTGCATTCTTGGCACAAACCGCCCACGAAAGTGGTGGATATAAATTTATTAAAGAAAATTTGAACTATCGAGCTGAAACTCTACGTAAGGTATTTCCTAAATATTTCCCATCTGCCACCTTAGCGGCAAAATATGCACAAAATCAAGCAGCTATTGCTAACCGAGTTTACGGTGGTCGTATGGGTAATGGCGCAGAATCAACTGGTGATGGTTTTAAATACTGTGGAAGGGGGTTAATCCAATTAACTGGTAAGTCCAACTATACTAAATTTGCCGAATCAATTGATACACCATTAGCTGATATTCCAGAATATTTAGCAACATTTGAAGGCGCAGTGCAATCAGCATGTTGGTTTTGGGAAAATAATAAGTTAAATCAATGGGCGGATAAAGGTGATATAACGACATTAACTAAACGAATCAATGGCGGACTTATTGGGCTAAATGATCGAATTGAACATTACAATCATGCATTACATGTATTAAGTTCATAAGGTATACTTAAACGAGGGAAATAAAATGGAACACACTTCAAGAAGTCATGATAACTGGATCAAAACAATGTGGAGACCAGCTTTGGCATGGTCATATGTAGTAATTAATTTATTTGATTTTGCCATTGGCCCAATCATGTATAATATGCTGGAATATTGGAATCCTGGCCAGGAATTAGATGCATGGACATCAGTTACATTACAGGGAGGTGGATTGTACCATTTATCAATGGGTGCTATAATTGGCATAAGTTCTCATGGCAGAACTAAGGAAAAGTTACACGCACCGGTATTGCCAACCGCGCCGGTTTCCGCACCAATTCAACAACCAACGCCAGTGAATTCACCCATCCCCACTCCAGCATATAACTCAACACCAAGTCAAGTTGAGTCTGGAAAGTTTGGTAAAATAATACCAACAACAATTGACCCAATATTATAAGGATGCGATATGCGATTATTCATAACTTTATTATTATCATTAACCATGATAACCCCTGCTGTCAGTGGGGTTCACAAAAGTAAATTAGCAAAAAGCAAATCATCAGTTGCCGTAATGGTAACATCTGCTGTAAAAGTTGTAAAAGTTGAGAAAGTTACATCAATAAATAAATTTAAAAAGCATAAGAAATACAGAGGTACGAAAGTGCCTACTTCTTAAAAAATTAAGACTTGACTGTTGATTTGTAAAATAGTATAATTACAATATAACCTATTCACAAATCAACAGGAATTTATTAATATGACAGCACATTATCAAACATTGGGCATTGAAAAGAATGCCACAGCATCCGACATTAAACAAGCATATAGAAGATTAGCTAATCAGCATCACCCTGACAAAGGCGGTGATCAAGCAAAATTTAAAGATATTGCATCTGCGTATGAAACATTGGGTAATCCTGATAAACGCGCTGCGTATGATAATGGGCACACAGGTGGTTTTGGACAACATACGCATACCACTCATCACAATTTTCATGACATTTTTGGTCAGCAATTTGCCGGTGCTCATTTTTCACATATATTTGGACAACAACATCACCAACAGGCACAACGAAATCGAGACTTGAATATGAATTGTCAAGTCTCATTTATTGATTCAGTTAATGGTAAACAATTAGAAGCAAAATATAACTTGCCAAGTGGTAAAAATCAGAGTATAGTAATTGATATACCAGCTGGCGTTGAACATGGCGCTACTATCCAATACCAAGGTCTCGGTGATGATTCAATACCTGGGGTGGCTCGTGGAAATCTTAATGTCACAATCGGGGTATCGGCATCCGATATCTATCGACGAATGGGTAATGATATTTATATTGACTTGGAAATTTCACCGATTGATGCTATGATTGGTTGCCGAAAATCAGTATTATTAGTAACTGGGGTTGAAGTAATGATGGAAATAACAGCTGGTGCGGAAACTGGTACTGAATTCATTCGACCAGGTGGTGGATTCACCAATTTGCATTCTGGACATCGTGGTAATTTTGTGGCAGTTACTAAAATAAAGACACCTGCGATTAGAAACATTGATTTAATTAATAGATTAATTCAATTAAATAATGAAATTAACAATATAACGTAACTATATAGGTATATTAATGGTAGAACCAAGCACTGATTTTGAAGAAGTACTGAGTAGAGCAGCTGAAGCCGCTAAAACTGGGCGACATGAATATATCACCATTGAACATTTGCTATTGGCAATGTTACAGAATACCAACTTTGTACTATGCTTAACCCAATTTGGTACCAATGCCAATAGTCTTAAGAAAATGATAGCTTTACATGTTCAGCATAATTTTGATGATATAACATTGTCGGAAGCAGTCGTACCTAAGAAAACGGTTGCGGTAGAACGTTTATTAAATAAATCATTCACTCAGGTAATTTTTAATAATCGCCAACGAGTTGAAATTACTGACGCATTTTTAATGATGCTGAATGAAAAACGAAGCTGGGCATTCTATTATATTGCACAAGCTGGTATTGACAAGGATAAATTCACTGATTATTTACAAGCACAGGCACAATCAACTGATACCAAAACTCCGGTAGTAGATGATATGCGTCTTAGTAAGGCATTAGCAGCTTATACCACTAACTTAACTGCACTAGTCGAGCAAGATAAAATTGACCCAGTTATTGGACGAGTTGATGAACTTGAAAATATAGCACTGGCATTGGGTAGACGTAACAAAAATAATATTTTAATGGTGGGTGATCCAGGCGTTGGTAAATCGGCAATTGCCGAGGGATTGGCGTATAACATTGTTAAAAAAGAAGTACCGGCATTCTTGTTGGACTATACGGTATTTAACTTAGATATTTCCGCTATGCTTGCGGGTAGTAAATATCGTGGTGATTTTGAAGAACGGTTTAAACAAGTCATAGCAGCATTAGGGAAAAAAGGAAATACTGTACTATTTATTGATGAGGCGCATATGATTAGTGGTGCCGGATCAGGTTCTAATTCAGCTAATGATCTTGCTAATATGATGAAACCTGCGTTAAGTAAGGGTACCATTAAGGTAATTGCTGCCACTACATGGGAGGAATATCGTAAGCATTTTGAAAAAGATCGAGCATTGATGCGAAGATTTCAGCGCATAATCATTGATGAACCTAGTGCTGGCGTGACCTTTAAAATACTCAAGGGAATTAAGAAATATTACGAAAGTCATCATAAAGTTAGAATTAAAGATTGTGCTTTACATACAGCTATTAAATTATCGGTTAAATATCAGTCAGATAAAAAATTACCAGATAAGGCAATTGATTTGATTGATCTAGCTTGTTCTCGTTTTAATATAACATTAGATGATAGCAGGGTAGTATCCGAAAACGAAATCCAAGTTGAATTAGCTAAATTGGTAAATTTACCAGTTGAGCAAATCATGGAAACCGAAAGTCATAACTTAGCTATGCTACAAACGAAACTTGCGACTGATGTTTACGGTCAAGATGCTGCGTTAACTGAAGTTGTTGATAAAATATTAGTAGCAAGAGCTGGATTAAAAACTGAGAATAAACCAATTGGCAGTTTTATCTTTATGGGTCCAACTGGCTGTGGGAAGACATTATTAGCGCAATCGTTGGCTAGGCATTTGGGTGTTAAATTACTTCGATTTGATATGAGTGAATACCAAGAGAAACATAGCATTAGTAAATTAATCGGTAGCCCACCTGGGTATGTTGGATTTGGAGAAAGTACCGGATTATTGATTAATGGCATTCAAGAAAATCCAAATGCTATTTTATTACTGGATGAAGTTGAAAAATCACATCCAGACGTAACTACCATATTACTGCAAATAATGGATAATGGATTTGTTACTGGTTCAACTGGTAAACAGGTGGATTGTCGAAATTTGGTAGTGATATTAACTACCAACGCTGGTGCTCAATCAGCTGATAAAAATAACATAGGATTTGGCAATCAAGAAAAAGAACACACTGACGTTGATCTTAAAAAATTCTTCACACCAGAATTTCGCAACAGATTAGATGGTATTATCACATTTAATAAATTGGATAAAGATACCATGCGTAAAGTAGTTGATAAATTTATCAATGAATTACGTAATCAAGTTAAAGAAAAATCAGTACGTATTAAGATAGATACTAGTACGATTAATTGGCTAATTGAAAAAGGATTCGATACTAAAATGGGAGCTAGACCGCTACAACGAGTGATCGATACCGAGATAAAACGAACTATGGCCAAAATGATGCTATTTGGTGATTTGAAAGATGGTGGCGTATTGAATATAACAATTGAGGATGATGCCATTAATTTAATAGCAAAATCAAAACGAATGGTTGGAAGTATATCAGTCACTGACACATTGATCAATGATTAACTCAACTTAATCATTGAACTTAAAAACCCCAGGTATATATCTATGTACCTGGGGTTTTTTAATTAAGCTAAATACTATTATTAACTGGAATTAACTGATGCGTATTATAGAACTATTAGAAGGCAACAATTTTAACGAACGAGATCATATTAAACAAATTGGTGACAAAGGTGGTCAAGAATTAGACTTTGATTTGGTTGGTGATTTAATATTCTTTATGAATAATGATGACGAGGCATATCGCCGCCATTTACATCCTACTATATCCATATGCATAGATCGAATCAATGCCAATAAATCAACTAAGCCTAGTGTGTTTGACAATGCGGTTCATAAATGCTACCATATGTATGTACAAAAATATCCAATTCGTATATTAGATGACTCATTAGATGACGCACTATGCAATGAGATATGTGAAAAATTACACGAAGAGGTTTGTCAACACATAACCGATGGTAAACATAATGAGCGGAAAAATAATTCCAAACGCCCGTCCAATAAAAAAATGTGATTATCAACTAGCAATCCAGCAATTAAAAACTATACTACCGCATGAACTATCTATTTTTCCATTCGGTAGTGCTGGTAAAAAAGAAATTAGTATGGATATTGACATATTAATTGATACCACCGAACTGTTAGCTATTTTCCCATCGTATCCACCGGATATTCGAGTCAGTAGACAATTGTTGTCTGACTATCTAACAGCCAATGGATTAATTTCGCGTAGATCTGGGGTTAGTGTTCATGTAGGTCTTTCATTAAATGGCGAATTTATTCAAGTTGATTTAATGACAGTTGAATACCCACTTGATATTCAACTATTACATGATCATGAATATGATACCCCTGACATAACTGGTAAACTCATCGTTAGTATATGGGCGGACTTAGCTAAATTGACATCCCCAGACTTAATAATAAGCCCATATCGTGGATTAATGAATAGAATCACTAAAGAACTTATTACACGTAACAAAGACCACATAGCCAAAGTCATCATAGACGCAGCTGCAGTGGCTGATGACTTACGGTCACCTGCTAAAATGTTATTGGCATTAATTAACCAACCTTTTAAATTACAATCAATCAAACACACGTATAATATATGAAAAAACTAGGCAGAGCATTCAATCATGTTGAAGATTTGGTATTTTTTTATGGTTCATCAGGTGCCCGTGAGGCAATGTGTCATTTAACTGAGATATTTCATGATACCAATTCAGTTCGTATGAAATGGGATGGTGGATTACAAATATATTGGGGTAGAGAAACAATAGATGGGCCATTTATCTTAACTGGGCATAATGGGTGGTCACGTGGTATTAAATCAACCACTAGTGATGAATTGTATGATTTTATAGTGAATAAATCAGGTTCACCCAGAACAACGGCTGAAATAATGGAACGAACTGCGTTTGCTACCACTTTTGCTAATTTATTTTCGATATTTGAACAAGCAACACCTGCGAATTTTGTTGGATTCGTATATGCTGACGCATTGTATATAGAACAGCCAGAGGTAGATGAAAATGATGTTTATAACCTATATCCAAATAGAAAATCTGGTTATCATATCAAGAACGATTCTCCATTGGGACAACGCATAGGTAAATCATCCGTGTTAGTTGTTGGACATGCTTATTTTGATAAGTTTGGGCTGTCGGATGATGCACAATTGCCAAAAGATACATTTGATGAATTTAACTCAACTGAATTAATTGTATTGAGTCCATTCTATGCCAATCAAGCATTGGTAATGCCTGAATTAACAGTTAATTTTATTGATAATTTCATAACTGAACATACAGCTGTAATAGATATGGTATTGGCACCGATGAGTGGGGTCAGTTTATTTAAAGACTATCTATACCGATATACAAATACAACTGCAAAAAACCACAAATTATCTGAATTGGGCGCTACTTTTAATGATTGGCTATTATGTAGTAAAGTAAGTAAACCACAACAATTGAAGATTAATAACAGGCTTTTACAACATCCAGATGCATTAATGATCATGTTTGAACTTGTTAGACACATAATGACGTTAAAAAATTGTATAATTGATCAATTAGTTAATGAACCAGTTGATATTCAGGTCAGTAATTCAGAGGGGTGGGTTAAATATTCAGATATTGATAAGAAATTTGGCAATGTTAAACTTGTACCTAGACATCGGTGGTTACCCAATGAATATAGATAGTCGAACAGTTGGTATTTGCTTTGGTAGATTCAATCCACCACATAAAGGTCACAAAGCAATGTGGGAAATTGCTAGTCAATTTGATGATTATTACGTCGGCACTAATCCAGACACACATGGTCAGCATGACCCATTGCCTATATCAGTTAAATTACTAGCAATGCAAACTATCATGCCATCTATAACGCAGCATATCGTAATAACTAAGAATTTGTTTTCATTAGCAGCCGGTATTTATGCTGATTTAGGTGACGGAATTGATCTTTATGTTTGTACTGACGAAAACTGGTTAACTGATCGATTGAACATGTACAATGGTATAGTAAATACACATGGATTTTTTAAGTTTAGAACAATACAGCATGTATTAACCCCTAGATTAGCAACGGCGTCGAATTTGCGAGAGGCGGTACGCATTGGTGACCGGGAAATGTTCACCAATGAAGCTGGCATATCGGCTGATACTGAAATTGAACTAAATACAAGAGTGATTAAATTCTTTGATATAATTGAAGAATTTTTAGAATATGATTGAGGATTTTTACGATGAAAGATAGTAAGATTAGATTAGACACCAGTGCTATGCTCGAAGGATTATATAATATCCTTAAAAATGATGGAATGATCCCACTGTCGGAAGTTTCAAAATCAAAAGCACAGCAGAAATTTATGGGTATGGTGCATGCTGCTCAAACTGGGAAGAAAACAGCGAGTAAACAAGTTGCCAAAGTGGCTAAATCAATGAATAAGCAAGACGTAACTGATTTTGCTAAAACTAAACATACAGGATTACCTACCAAAGTTCCCGAAACATCGAGTGATCCAATCGCCGATGAATCATTGGCTATGTTTGCACGAAAACAAGGCAGTCGTGGAACTAGACATGACTTGAATAACCCGTGGAACCAATTAAAAAAATCAGGAAGAAAATTTAAATCAAGAATCCGTGCTAATGAATCAGATATGCCTGAATGTGCTGGAGTTGGTAAAATAACTGCCCAAAATTCAACAGTTGATGTCAATTCAAGAACGCCAAAGAAGAATCTTGATGCTTTCAATTTAGAATCTGCTATGCAAGATATGCATAATACAATGGTTCGGGAAGGAAAGTTGCGTGTTGCCACTCAACGAGCAATACCAAACCTGCAAGTATGGAAAGATCTTGACAATAATAATAGTACATATGCTGGGTATAGATACGGAGTGGCATTAGCAGGTGCACCTGCTGATAATATGGACAAACGTGGTCCGGTAGGTGGTCGTATGGTAACAATTGGGTACACTGATGCTGATGTTGAAATTCAGCGCAAGGCCGCTATTGCGATGGGAGTCACCCCGGCTAAACATGGCTCTACTAAATCAGAAGAATTGCCAGATGTAAATACTAAAAGTGCAGTGGCCACATTTAAGAAAAACAAATACGGAGTATAATGAAGCAATATCGAATAACAACGGCAGATTTAACTTATGACAGTCCAGACGATTGCTACTTAGCACCAGATGACCCAATCCAAGAATTGAAAATTAATGCACATATGGCTGGATTGGGGGCAGATGTGCGATTACATGAACATCGTGCAGCTACATCAAGTTTCTCCGATACAAGGGGTACTGAACAACGTGAAAAGCGTATCGAACCCGGTACCGAAGAATGGTTTATTCACTGGTTTGGCAGGAAACCTTAATGAAAATTTCAGAATTATTAGGACGAGACATATCGCTCTCAGAAGATGCGACTGCTGGTGCAACAAACGCGGCTAATGTCGCGGTAGGTCCAATATACAAGAATAAACCAGCAAAATCACTTAAAAACGCAAATGGCACTATGAAAAATGCGATAGATATGGACGTCAACTTATTGACCGGCGGAAGTATCAAAAGAAGATAAATATTACATAACGGAGTAAACCATGAAACATAACCAAAGATTAAATGAGTTTGAAGACATAACTAATCACGCAGTCTCACGTGAACCCACTGATCTAATACCTGATGGCAACGCTGATAACGAAGGTGCGATGGTAAAAGCTGATTTATTTAAATTGGCAAATTATAGCTATAAATTATTTAAAAAACTTGAAGATGATACCCAACTCGAATCTTGGGTTCAAGCTAAAGTCACCAAAGCAGCAGATTATATCGCATCAGTCTATCATTACTTAGAATATGAAATGAAATTCAGTGAATACGGTCATCAACTAGACAATAGTGATGTTCTATCCGAAAATCAAAAACTTGTAATGAAAAACAAATTGCTAGAAGCAAAATCAAAAATTAAAAACCTTAAACAACTACAAGCAAATAAGATATCGGCTAAACCAGTTGCCAAAGATGATACAAAACTATCATTGGTCAAGAAACCAACCAAATCTAATAAATGGCCATTTGCTAAGAAGAAATCTACAACAGAAAAATCCGTTAAAGATACTAAATTAGCCGAAGCTGTGCCTAGTACTGGATTAACCGCCAAAGAAAAATCAGCAACTGTCAAAGCTGGTAAAGATATCGGTAAGCCAGGTAAAGGTTTTCAAAAAGTAGCAACTAAGGCTGCCAAAGAATATGGCAGTAAAGAAGCAGGTAAGAAAGTGGCCGCTGCGGCCATGTGGAAAAATAAAGTTAAAGCTGTTAAAGAAGCAGTTGGCGAAGACTTATTAACTAAAGATCGTGTCAGCAAGATCGCTAATAAATCAAAAGATATTAAAAAAATAGTTAAACCAGCTAGTGTAACAAAATTAGCTGAATCTACTGAATTATCCAACATCAAGATGTTAAGTGGACTAAAATAATGGAAATGAAAAGAATCCTACAAGTATTGGCAAAAACTGATGCAATACCGGTAGGAACTTCAGTCACTGCCGAAATGTCTAAGTTTAGAACCATTATTAATGAAGGTTCTAATCCACATAAAGTTAGTTTGCCAGTGCAGATGGTAATGTCCCATTATACCAACTCAGTTGTTGAACAACGCACGGTAAGTAAACCTTCATTGCTTAGGCAGCATGTCACCGACGTTGAAAATGAATTAATTGAACAACAATTACAAAAACGACAAACAATGCGGCAATATGCCAAAATCATTGCCGAGCGAATACAGATAAAAGATTCAGTAATCAATGGGCATACTGCTGGATTCACTGGTGGAGTTGGACCAGGACTACAGAGTAATGAACCAGCTGAATCCATTGAAAATAAACCAGATATTGTTAAATTGGATATCCCATTGTTAATCCGACTACTTGAATATGCCAGGGAAGATGCTAAAACAGATATGGATTTGCATAATATAACTGAAATGATGATTCAATTAAGTAAGCGCGGCAATGTATTATCAATGACTGAATACGATGCAATAATTGGCGAACAAAAATTACTGACTAAACCTATTAGTAAAAGCAGGAATAATGATGATAAAAAATGAAATTAAAAATGCTAGGATAGCCAATACATTAATTGAAAGCTTTGGGTATAACCCAATCACAGAGACTGATTTAGTTAACCCTGCTATGACTAAGGGTGCAACATCTGGAATAGGTGCCAAGCTTAGTAAAATTGCTAATGCTATCAAATCACCATTGACTGGTGTAGTTGCTGCGTGGCAGGCATTTGACCAAATTAAAGATTTGCCAACTGATATGCCAAAAGAGCAGTATAGATCGGCAGTTGCGAAAATCATAACAAAAGTGGTTGCGGAAGTTGGATTATTCACAGCTGGTTCAACCATAGGCGCAGCGATTGGTGCAGCAGCTGGCCCACTTGGTGCCGCTGTTGCTGGATTGGCTGGCGGTGTTGCTGCTGGGTATGTGTTCGATGGTAACGTGCATGAGCTAGTTGATATGGCCGTTGACTATTATTACCCAAGTGGTGCAACAGCTACTTCAACTACCACCACGAAACCTACCACGACCAATCCCGCATCTGTGAGCGGTGATGAGCCATTACGTGCGTTACAGCGCATTATTGGTACTAAACCGGATAATATATATGGACCAGATACTTACGAAAAATTAAAAATTTGGCAACGACAACACGGGTTAACCGTTGATGGACAGCCAGGTAAGAATACATATGCTGCCGCTGGTATCAGTGTACCGGCACCAACCACTGTCGCCGAAGACATTGCGTCATTAAGAGATAGATTAGCAATGATTGAGCTTTCAGAAATTTCCGAAGGTCTAGTGGACACGCTATTTAAAGCAGGTAAAAACGCCGTTAAAGGAGCTGGCAAAACAATCATGCCAGCTGCCGAGAAAGCAATTGAAAAATTATCACCTGGGCAACAAGAATTTTCAGATGCCGTGAAACGTCTGGGTGTTAAAAATATCGATGGTAAACTATTTGCTAAAGATCCAAAAGCCATTGGAAAATGGACAGAGGTGAAAAAAGTGGGAGATGACTATATAAGACCAAAAGGTGCTGCTGGATTCAATGATGCTGTATGGCATGCATCTGGACCATTAGTTAAGCAATTAAATAAACTTGAACAGTTGCCACCTGCTCAATTGGCTAATATAACCGACACTTTACTAGCTAATCCAGCATTAGCGGCGGCTGATCGTGCAGCTATTAAACAATCTGGTTTACTTGCTTGGATTAGGGCAAATCCAAAAGCAATTGCCGCTGGCGGAATATTGTCGGCAATTCCAATTGTGTCCAATTTAATACACAATAATGGTGGTACGCCAAACGCTAGCATGTCACAAACTTCTGGTACTAAACACGGTGAGTACGACCCAGAAGTAGCCAAAATACAGCAAGAATTGGTTAAGCGTGGATACCCACTAAAAGTTGATGGCATAATGGGACCACAAACAAAAAAAGCTCAGGAATGGGAATTAAGTAGTAGTAAAATTAGCACTGGACTGGACCAAGTAATTAAAGATACCACACCAAAACCAGCAGTATCCCAACCGGTAAGTGCGCCTGGTGATATCACACAATCTTTCATGAATAAGTACCAGGAACATGCGGTAGCTGAATCAATGCGGATTTTACAAAATAAATTATCATTAATTAATAATTGATATTCATACGTGGGGTATAACTAATGCCCCACCAGTTACTTCTTTTTTCAACGCACGGCGAACTACTGCCCTAGCAGTAGCTTCGGCTGATGTTTTCACTGTGTGGCATGGATTACATAATGTTTGTAAATTGCCCAACTGCCAATATTTTAAATTTCCATGTGCCTGAATTAATGGTATGATGTGATCCATATGCCATTTTGTCAAGCCTGATTTAGTACATACTGTATTACACGTATTGCATCTACCCTTATCACGTTTCCATACTGCTTTTCTAGTAGTGGATGGCCAAAATAGCAATTTGTATTCGACAAGACAATGTCGATGCCAAGTTGACTTACTTTCTCTACCTTTTGGTGTTAATCCAATTTTCCTATTACACCAGCGGCATGTACCTGGGGTCGATAATTCAAAATGCGCTGGCTTTGGGGGAATTCTATGGTTAGTCATTTTAATATTTATCGATTTATTAAAATGGCGCTTGACATCACTGAATTATTGATATATAATATATTTTTTTAAACTTACCAAATGGAAAATATTATGAGCAGAAGTTATGGTCCAGAAGAAATGAAAAAATTAACCGTGTTGATAACCGAAGGTGGTACTATTTTACGTGAAATTGATGATTTGCGTGAAGGGTTGAAAGAAACAGTTAACGCAATCGCCGAAGAATTAGCAGTTAAACCAAGTGTGATCAACCGAGCTATTAAAATTGCTCATAAGGGCAATTGGACAACCCATAATGAAGAATGGGAAGAAGTGGAAGCTATCTTAGACATTACCAAAAATATTTAATAATTAAAACATTAGTGTCAGTGGAGATATTCACTGACACTTAAACTTGAGTAGGAGAGTTAACAATGTCATACGTTGACGCAATGGTAGATACAGCAGCTGATGTTATTAAGGTAGTTGAGCGGAATAAAGATGGAATTCGTGAATATAATGAATTTCCAATTAAACGAACATTCTATGTGGATGATCCAAAAGGAAAATTTCGCTCAATTTACGGAATTCCACTGACCAAAATAACTTGCCGAAGCACCAGTGATTTTCGTAAAGAATTGCACATTAATAGTAATAGGAAATTGCACGAATCTGACATTAATCCAATACATGTATGCTTAAGTGATAACTATATTGGATTAGAATCTCCAAAATTAAATGTTGCGTGGTTTGATATCGAGACCGATATGCAACCATTTGCCGTACCTTCTCAGCAAATGGTTAAAATTCGTGATAAATTGTCTACGCGGAAAATTACTGTATTTCAACTAGGACAACTCACTAACAAAGATGAGTATGAAGTATATGACGATACTAAAAAACGATGGGTTGCTGTTACCACTAGTAGATATCTTCAACCTGGTCCAGGTTATGCTTCACCAGATGATGCGTTTATGCCAATTACAGCTATCGCAGTGTATTTGCAATGGTTAGATTCCTTGATTTGTCTGGCTGTGCCACCAAATACCATATCAATGGAGGAAGCTACCGCATTAGTTGCCGAATTCCCAGATACGTTATTGTTTACTACCGAACGTGATATGCTTGATACATTTTTGGATTTAATCCAAGACGCCGATGTACTTAGCGGGTGGAATAGTGAAGGCTTTGATATTCCATACACGGTTAATCGTGTGACTAAGGTACTTAGTAAAAATGATACTAGACGATTTTGTCTATGGGATCAATTGCCAAAAAAACGAGAATATGAAAGATATGGCAAGGCAGCAGTTACCTATGATTTAATAGGCAGAGTTCATCTGGATAGTCTTGAATTATACCGCAAGTATACCTACGAAGAACGGCATTCATACCGGTTAGATGCGGTAGCGGAATATGAATTAGGTGATCACAAAACTGAATACGAAGGTACACTTGATCAATTATACAACAATGATTTTAAGAAATTTATTGAATATAATAGACAAGATACCATGTTGCTTGAAAAATTGGATCGTAAACTTAAATTCATGGATATTGCAAATGTATTGGCACATGAATGTACAGTTTTGCTACCAACGACAATGGGCGCTGTAGCAGTAACTGATCAATCAATCATCAACGAATCGCATAGTAGAGGTTTTCAAATACCAAATCGTATCAAAGTTGACCGTAGCATAGTGGTAGTTGACGATGGTGCAGCAGGTGCTTATGTGGCATACCCAAAAAAAGGTATACATGATTGGGTTGGTTCATTAGATATAAATTCACTATATCCATCGGTAATTCGTGCGTTAAATATGGGACCAGAAACTATAGTTGGCCAATTACGTCAAGATATGACTGTACCATTTATTCGACAAGAATTATTAGCTAAAAAGACCATTACTGAGGCATGGGAAAATTTGTTTGGCTCTTTGGAATACACCGCTGTTATGGACAGAAGCACTTCGATTAATATCACAATTGATTGGGAAGCAGGTGGGTCTGACACAGGTCGTGCCACTGATATCTACGAACTTATTTTTGATAAAAGACAACCGTGGATGCTAAGTGCCAACGGAACCATTTTTTCATATGATAAAGAAGCAATTATACCAGGATTGTTACAACGATGGTATGCTGAACGTAAGGAAATGCAAAAGAAACAAAAAGCAGCGATAGTAAGTGGTGATGCTATACAGGAAGAATATTGGGATAAACGCCAACATGTTAAGAAAATCGTACTAAATTCATTATACGGAGCATTACTTAATAGAGGTAGTCGATTTTATGACAAACGAATTGGACAATCTGTCACATTAACCGGTAAGCAAATCGGTAAGCATATGGCATCACAGGTAAACGAAATTATAACCGGTGAATATTCTCATACCGGAGAATCTATCATATACGGTGACACTGACAGCTGTTATTTCTCAGCATATACGACATTAAAACCAGCCATTGAAGATAAGACAGTGATGTGGACTAAAGAATCTATCATTTCATTATATGATCAAATAGGCGATCAAGTTAACACTACATTCACTGATTTTATGGTGCGCTCATTTCATTGCCCAGCTACCAATGGAAATCTTATCAAAGCAGGTCGGGAAATTGTTGGTAGTAAATCACTATTCATCACTAAAAAACGATATGCGGTATTGGTTTATGATAAAGAAGGTAAGCGAAAAGACATTGATGGGAAACCAGGTGAAATTAAAGCAATGGGGTTAGATCTTCGACGTAGTGATACACCTGAATTCGTACAAAACTTTCTCAGTGAAGTGCTATCATTGACATTAAGTGATAATTCCGAACAGGATGTACTTAACCATATCACTGAATTTAGAACATTATTTAAAGCTAGACCCGGCTGGGAAAAGGGTTCACCTAAACGTGCCAATAATATCACAAAATACCAGAATAAAGAATACGACAATGGTAAGACTAATATGCCAGGTCACGTGAGAGCCAGTATTAATTGGAATATATTGAAAAAAATGTTCGATGATCGTTATTCAATGGGAATCGCTGATGGAGCTAAGGTGATCGTCTGTAAACTCAAAGCCAATCCATTAGGCTTTCTAAGTGTGGCATATCCAGTGGATGAACTACGAGTACCACAGTGGTTTAAGGATTTACCATTTGACCACTTAGCAATGGAAGCAGTTATTATTGATAAAAAAGTATCCAATTTAATAGGAGTTTTAAATTGGGATTTACTTAGTACACATGAAAAAACTTCGGTAGATGGATTATTTAAATTTTAATAGTGTATTGACAAACACTACATTACGTAGTATAATATGTTTTTACTTAGGAATTAAGGATTACGATGAAAACATTTCTACAAGATTTAGTTGGTCATACACATGCGTTAGGGGTTATCCCATTACTTCGAGTAACAGCAACTGCCGATAAGACATATGTTGATGCAGTATCGGAAGATAGAGTTATGTTATTTAATTGTACGACTAAAATACCAGTGGCAAATATAAATGGGGTATTTGGCATGACTAGCTTAAATAAACTAGATTTACATTTAAAATGTCCAGAATATGCCACCAATGCCGGGATTAATTTAGTTACTGATGTACGTGATGGTGAAGTATTGCCGACTGGCATTCATTTTAGCAATGAAGCTGGTGATTTCCAAAATGATTTTCGGTTTATGTCTAGAAAGATCGTTGACATTAAGATGAAAGCCGCCGAATTTCTAGGAACGCAGTGGGATATTGAATTT